ATACCATTCAGGAAAACCTGTTGTAGTATTAAATCCAATCTGACCTGCGTACGGGCTTGATGGCCTGGTTGCAGTTGTCCATTGTGAGGGCGCAATTCCTGTCGTTCCGCCGATATAAGTTGGCATATTATGTTCCGCTAGTAGATGCCAACAAATAATAAGTAGTGCCATTAATTGTTATGGCAATTTTATTTGTGACAGTATTAGTTGAAGATGATGAAACGGCTGAGGATGCCAATACGTTCCCTGTTTGTGCAGGTAATGTCAGCGTAAAGTTAGACGCAGTATCGGCTGCGGTAACTGTTACCGTGCCTCCTGATCCCGCTTTTAATCCAATATTGCCAGGCATATTTGTTCCTTAAACCACAACCCAAGTTGCGCCATTTGATACTGTGACAGTTACGCCGTTATTAATTGCTATTGGCCCTGCGCTTACAGCATTGTTTGTTGCTGCAATTGTGTAATTTGCCGCAATCGTATTAGCGTTTAGCAACAATCCGCTACTTGCAATTGGCACAGGCGCAGTTAATTCACCCGTTGACGGGTTGTAGCTTAACTTTGTTGATGATGTGTAAATTGTGCTTAACGATCCGCTTGTTGCAGCCGTAAAGTTAATGTACCTAGTGCCGTTTGTTGTCGTATCGTCACTAATTGTTGCGCCTGTAGCTGTTGACGCAATTGTGATTGATCCCGCACCGTTTGTAACAGTAATGCCTGTGCCCGCAGTAATTGCAGCCGCAGTATAGTTTGTGCCATTGCCAATCGGGATATAGCCGTTTGATGGCGTTGTCGTAATACCTAAACCACCATACGCTACACCAAGCGTTCCCGCTGATATGTTGGATGCGCTCAACGATGTTAACGATGCGCCCGATCCGCTAAACCCTGTGGCGGTTAAAACGCCTGTGCTTGGGTTGTATTGGTATTTAGTCGAACTTGTGTAAATTGTTGATGCCGATCCGCTTGTTGTTGTGGAAAACAAGGGATAGCGTGTGCTGTTAGTAGTGGTATCGTCCGAAAAAGATACACCACCCGCAGCCGCTTGCCATGTCGGAGCACTTGTGCCGTTTGACGTTAGCACATAACCAATAGTGCCAGCAGCAACAAAACTAGTAGCACCTGATCCGGACTGATATGGAACATAACCCGCACCTCCGCCCGCTAAGTTAGTAGCAGTTGTTGCGCTTGTTGCGCTTGTTGCACTTGTTGCGGTTGTTGCAGTTGCAGCATTGCCGCTAATGCTAATGCTCCAAGTACCGCTTGCACCTGTACCGTCTGCTTTAGGTGCGCCTAATGTGTTGTAAGACACAGTTTTGGCAGCACTTCCGTTAAACGTAGCACCGGACGCATCGCCTGTACCGCTATTGTTAAACGTGACAGCGTTAGCAACCGATCCTACGCCTGTAACCGAACTAGGTGCAATGTTGCGCCAATAACCGCCCGCTGCGTAATACTGAATTAGATCATTGTTAGCAAGTGTGCCAAATTGAACGTTTGAATCCGTACCGCCAAGCGTTGATCCTAAATTGATCAATACTTGAAATGATCCTGATCCACCGCTTCCGGCATTAATAATAGTACCCAATTTAACTTTGATGCCAGGCGCAACGGGTTCAGTTTTGGTTAATCCGCCTGTTGTCGGGTTGTACCAAATATCATCGCCATCTGCCCATGTTTCGCCGTATGCAGCACCGTTTGTTGTAATGCCATGCACCACACCATAAGATGTAATACGACCAAATCCGTTAGTGGCAATATTTTCTGTAGCCATACCGATAAATACATCGGCATGAGTAATCCCCGCAGTAGCCGGAGCAAATGTAATAACGCCGCTTGAGCCTACCGTGCCCGTCTTTACAACGGCTTGTAAAGGCGAATCAGTAATTGCTGCCGATGCCTTGCCATACACAAACAATTCTTCGCCGATTTGCTGAGTGATGTTGCCACCACCCATCCCTGCGTTCAATGAACCCGTTGTTTGGTCATACCATAAGCGTCCGGCTGCTAATGTAGTGCCTGATCCGCTGCCCATCTGAATGTAAGTTGGGCTGCTAATTGATCCTGTAAGCCCCGACATTGATGTAATGTCAGAGTTAGCACCGCTTTTAGCTGCACTTAAGTTAGAACGTGCTGTAGCGGCATCTGTAGCACCTGTACCGCCGTTTGCAATGGCAATCGTTGTGCCGTTCCATGTACCCGTGGTAATCGTTCCAAGCGTTGTAATGCTTGTTTGCCCTGGGTAAGTGTCCGAAATCTTAACGCCACTTGACGATACATTCAGCGTTGTACCGTTAGCCAATACAGAGAACGTATTGCCTGTCAGCGCAAGACCATCGCCCGCAATGTAATTGCCCGCAGAACCAAATTGCGTCCATGTAATAGGCGTTGTGCCTAATGTACCGCCCGCATCGCTGATACACACCCAACCCGTGTCGGCCTGAGTCGATCCCTGTTGGATAAACGTAAATGCGCTAGGCACTTCCGCCCATGTATCCATATCGGACGATCTAGCCCACGCACCCGATGCTGCAACATAAATGCCGTTGTTTTGCGATAAGGTTTGATTCTTAACCAATACACGATCACCTGCCGCAACCGTTACGCCATCAATCGTTAGCAATCCTGACAACGATGCCAAGTTAGCCGTTGTTGCTACCAAACAAGAGGCTTTTAGGTTTAACCCTTGTGCGACAGAATCAACGTAATATTTGTTTGCAATATCCGTTGATGCGCTAGGCGTTGTACTAATCTGACCTGTTGTGGTGCTGATATTAGTAAACGTCCCCGCAGCGGGCACAGAGCCACCAATTACCGTGCTATTAATCGTACTAGCGGTAATGTTTAGCCCTGATTGATTAGGGCTAATGTTGGCATAAAACGGCGTTCCCGCAGGGCCGATTAATGTAACAAGGCTAAAGTCCTCGTTAAATATGCCCTGAACCGGAACGATATTTATCGTATTGGTTTTGGCTGTATCGTTAGCCATAAATCGCCCTTAATCAGCGAGTGCAGGGGTAATATAGAGAACGTTAGTACCTGAACTAATGCCTTTGATGTAGAAAGGGCCAGCAGGGGCGGCGATAACCAATGGATAATTCATTGCAGCGGGCAATACATACGAACCTGCGCTGCCCGATGCTGCAATTGCCGGATCAATAAATGTTGCACCGCTCGACAATTCAATCGCAGCAACACCTGTGCCTGTGTTTAGCAGATGCACATAGTTGGTTTGATCGTTTGCTTGTGGTGTAATCAAAAGTGCGGCGGATGCGCTTGTAGTTAATGACAGCACATAAGTGCGACCATTTAAGCGGATTACAGATGTGTTTGTCATTGTCTTTCCTTTAAGACCGATTTCTTAGCCAATTACCTAAATGACCTTTAAAAACTTTTAAGCCAATGTGAGCCATCGCTATCTCAGGATCACACCATACTTTACCGCCAATTTTAGCCCATCGCATACAGAAACTATAGTCCTCACCATACTTTTTGTCATCAATTACGATGTGCCCAAATAAATCATAAAAAAGTTCATCTTTAGCGGCATCGTGATAATACCGTTGGGGATATGCCTCAACCATTTTATTGATGCAATTTCGGCTGATTTTCATAAATCCTGTGGGCAAACAAGCCACTTCTAATAATCCTGTATCGGGATCAGCCCATAATTCAGGTTTATCTAAGTATTTAACGGGGAAATTCAGATTATCAACCCGATATGGGTATATTCCGCCTACCAAATCTACAGGATGATCAATTAGTTTGAGCAATGCGCCTGATTGCCAGGCCACATCATCATCTATAAAAACTAAACAATCGGAGTCGGAATAATAAAAATTTGTAGCTATTGCGCCACGGCAATCCGCTATATATGCGCTGCCAATATTATCTACTAGTGTAAAAGTATCGCCACGATCAACCAAAAGCATTAAATCATTGATTAGGGATCGCATTGTGCCCATACAGATTTTGCCTGTGTATGCAGGTATAGCAATCGTTACGTTCATTCATCCCCCATAGAAAAAACCCGCCCTTTTTAGGGGGCGGGCTTATTACTGCAACATTAGGCTGTTAAGCCAACGTTTTTTAGTGCTGCGATAACGCTGTTTACGGCTACAGAAATTGCTGTACCAGTTGCGTTTGTTGCAATGGTAGTAATTGCTGCGGCTTGAACAACGGGAGTTGCACCGTAGAAACCAACCAAGTTTGTTGCTGATCCACCGATTTGAACGCCATCGGTAGAATCGCCATTAAACAAATAGTGGTAGGTTTGGGTACTTGCTGGGCCTGGGTTAGACATGATTTCGTCCTCCTAATTAAGCTGCCACACGGCAAGCGAGTTCAGGGTAGAGTGGAGCCCAACCGTACAACACATCTAGACGAGTCGGGATCGAATCGTTGTTGATGGTGTATTGACGGACAACACGCATGGAAAGGCCGATTTCCTTATCGGATGCACGACCAGCGAAATGCACACCTTCGGGCAATTCCAAATCAGCACAAGCAAGCGTAAATGCGTTGCGGTGCATGATAATGTTCTGTGGCGATACAACACCTGCGCCCGATACGCCAGCCGAGAAAGGCGTGACAGTAGCAGTCGATGATGTAGTAGCAACAGAAACGTTTTGGAACTGACCTGCGGTAATGATAGCGGGGCTAACAGTTACCGACATTGTGCCCGAACCTGTGCCTGTCACGGTGCTTGTAACAACAAAGTTACGCAGCTTGTTCGTGCCGTAGGCTTGACGGTTCTGTGGGTTGACAGCGTAAACACCTGCGATCTGAATCACATCGCCTTGGTTCAGAGTAATTGTTGCGCCCTGTGCCAAAGTGATTGTCGATGTTTGTGCCCAACCGCTTGTGAGCGAACCTGTGAACGTTGCTGTGTTGGTTGTCAGCGTTGATGCAGTACCGCCAGCCCAAGAGCCGAATGTCTGCGACACAACGTTCTGATCCATCTTCCAGTTCATACCTGCGGAGTCACGACCCATCAAGCCCTTGCGGTATTGATCGCCAATAACTTCCTGTGGCACAAACAGACCCTTCAAGCTGTCAACGATAGTTGCAGATGTGAAAGGCTCAACGATACACGAACGGCGTCCGTCACGGGGTGCGCCTTCGCTGTCAAGGTAAGCACCCGCTGTTAGGTATGTGATCAAACCTGTAGGCGGTGTACCTGCCGTACCAACGATGTTAGCCGTGTTGTTCTTAGCCATAACCAAGCCGTCACGGTCAATCTTGTTGGCGATAGCTGCAACTGCGGGCTTCAGAACACGATCGCTGAACATATCGAGCGACAGAGCCAAATCCTGAGTTGTGAACTGTGTGTCAACGTGGAACTGTGTGCTGAGGGTAACAGGCACGGATGTTTCGTTGAAATCTTCAACGTTCAATGCAGGGCCAGTTGTACCGATAAAGCGACCAGGACGGCGAACGTTAACGGTGTTACCGATCTTTGCACCAACTACTGCGAATTGATCGTCATAGTTACGATCAACTTCTGACGTAAATGTCAGTTCGTTTTCCAAGACCATTAGGGCTTCGTTAGTGATCTTGGAAATGGTGAGTAAGGTATTACTCATTTTGATTTCCTTTTAAATTGGGTTAATTACCTGATCCGTTTAGCTTTACGGGCTTCTTTCCATTGCTGATATGTCCCGTGAAACTCGCCTTTCGAGTCGATAGGGGCATCCATTGCGCCGGAAGTTGCCTTGATAGGGCTAATTGGTGCAGGTGCTTTAGACTTCACAGCAACAGGTTTGCTTTGAGGCGCACTTTCATCTGCTTTCGCAGTTTCAAATCGTGCCTCCAATTTCCCAATTTCTCGCAAGGCTTTTGCGGTAGGCATTGCTGCCAATGATCGAGCGAATTCAAGGTTTTCGGCAAGGTGATATAGGATTTTTGGGCCTACATCACTTTCAATAATGGCATCCCGCACATCTGAGTTAACCTCAACATCCGCAGATTGCACCATTTCCTCAAAATCAGGCAATTCAGCTTTCACTTGCTCCACACGTTGCGTCCAAGTTTGTACAACCTTGTTACGTTCCTCTGCGGCTTTCCGTTCTGCCTCTTGCCTATCACGATCCCGTAATGCCTTTTCAGTCGAGTATTCCGCTAATGCTTTTGCATATTCAAATGCATCTTGGAATTGGCTCGGCTGCGGCTCTGATCCCAACTCATCCTCTACTTTTGCAGGGGCTTGTTGCTGTTCATATTGCCGTAAACGTGCTTCAAGAGCTTCTTTCTCAGCTTTGACCGCTGCCGCTTCCGCTTTAGCTGCCTCACGCTGTTTAGTTAACTCCGAAAACCGTTTCTCAAGTTTAGGATTTTGTTTCGGCTTTTCTGTTACTTCGCTTTCTTGTTCTGCAACCTGTTCACTCTGTGATTCCGCCTCAACCTCCGGCTCTGATTGTGCATCAGCCACAGCGGGAGCATCATCTACAGCTAAACCAAGTTTATTGGCAGTCCAATCGGCTAAATTTTCACTTGTTACTACAGTACCAGCTTCACGTTCTGACATGAGTTGCCTCAAGAATTAACCCAATTAAAACCTAATTGGTAAGGTTACTGAATATATTAAACTATATTAACAG